TCATTGACCCCCCAACGGCTGAAATCGGCTCAGATCGGCTCACATCGGTTTTTTCGCCGGTAACAGCTCCACGAATCCACTCACCACTCAATGATTTGCCATCACGCGGCTTTGAATTGATTGATTTCGCTGATCAGATCATCGATGGCGGCTTTATGCCATGGCAAAAATGGCTGGCCGAACATTCTTTGAAGCTCAAACCCGATGGCCGTTACTTTCATCCGGTAACTGTGGCCAGCGTGGCACGCCAAAATGGAAAGAGCACTTACATGATGGCAAGAATCATGATGGGTCTGTTCCATTGGAAAGAATCGTTGCAGGTTTCCACAGCTCACAGATTGGTCACATCGCTGGAGCAATTTCGATCCATCGTGCACATTATTGAAAGCCATGACGATTTGGCAAAACAGGTCAAGCGAATTCGCTGGCAACATGGTGCGGAGGAAATCGAAACCATGGATGGATGCCGGTTCATCATCAAGGCTGGAGGTTCGGCAGCTCGTGGATTAAGTAAGCCGGAGACTGTACACATGGATGAAATCCGTGAAATGCATGACATGGAAACATTTGCATCGATGCGCTATACCTTAATGGCCGCCAAAAATCCACAGGTCAATTGCTTTAGCTCGGCCGGTGATTCACATTCAATCGTTTTAAACCAATTGCGCGAAAGAGGATTGGCCGCAGCTAGTGGGGCAACCGATGATGTCGGCTATTTTGAATGGTCTGCACCGACCGATGAAATTTCCATTGAAAATGCGGCTTTTGCAAATCCTGGACTCAACATCACCATTCACCCGGATAACATTCGAGCCGTTTTCAATGATCCTCCCGATGTGGTGATGACTGAGGTATTGAACAGATGGGTTCAAACTATTTCCAGCGTGGTGGGAGCTAAGGAATGGCAAGCATGTGGCGATGAATCAATTGACCTTGATCCGGACAAGCTCACATGGATGGCCATCGACATTTCACCGGATCGAAAGCACGCGGCATTGGTAGCTGCTCAAAAGCTCGGATCGGAAACCTTTATTGTCAAGCTATTGCACACATGGGAAAACACCATCCAGCTCGATGATCGTGCCATTGCCAATGATGCGGCCAGCTATTGCCGAAAATACCCGATTGAATATTTGCTATACAGCCGGCGCACATCGGGAGCTGTTGCAGCTCGTATGCAACCGGCCGGCATACCAATTCATGACATGGATGCAGATTATCCTCAAGCATGTGATGAATTGTTGGGCGCAATCAATTCGGGTCGATTAAAGCACCGAAATCAATCATCGCTTACTGAGCAAATCCTTTCAGCTGTGCAATTAAAGCGCGGCGATGGCGGTTGGGTCATTGGACGGCGTGCCAGCGGTACGGCTGTGGCGGCAGCTGTGGCAACGGCACTTTGTACACACTTTGCGACACGCCCAGAAACGGAAATCGACATTTTGGTGGGTTGATGCTTGACATTTTGAGAAAATAGGTGCATGGGATTATTTGACCGAAAGCGCACCATTGAAACAGTCGCGCCTGTGCGCGGTGCTGACATAGCTGCACAGATTGGACCTGCTCCAACGCTGGATGCATTTTTTCCTTTTGGTGGAGCCGATTATCTCGCGAGCCGCGAAGAGGCCATGAGCATCCCAGCAATCGCACGCGCTAGAAACATGATTTGCAATTCGATCGCGACCATCCCCATGCTCACACGCGATAAGACAACCGGCATGGTTATCGATCAACCGGTTGTGATTAACGATCCGGACAAGCGCGTGCCGGGTGCAGCATCATGGTGTTGGGCAGCTGAGGATTTATTGTTTACGGGATTTTCTTACTTTCAGGTTATGGATTTGTTCGCTGACACCGGCCGCGTTCGCCAAATGTGGCGCGTTGCTCCCAATCGTGTTGGCGTTTTCTTAAATTCAATCGGCACGCAAATTGAGTATTACACAGTCGATGGATCGCGCGTGCCAATGTCAGGTGTTGGATCACTTGTCGTGTTTTATGGCAACGATGAAGGCTTATTGAACCGAGCAGGTCGCACAATTCGCACAGGTGCAGAACTTGAAAGAGCTGCGGCAATGTACGCGCGTGAACCCGTGCCATCGATGGTTTTGAAATCAAACGGCACAGCATTGCCGGCTGATCGCATCGCAAAATTGCTCGATGCATGGGGCGCAGCTCGCCGCAATCGTGGCACAGCATTTTTAAACGCCGATGTGGAAATGACAACAGTTGGATTTACACCGGAGCAAATTGGTTTGAATTCTGCACGCGAAATCATTGCAACAGAATTGGCTCGTGCCGTGGGAATTCCGGCCTACTTTATTGATGCGCCGACTGGATCATCCATGACATACGCAAATGCCAGCACGGCGCGTCAAACTTTGTTGGATTTTTCACTTTTGCCGTTGATGAACAGCATCACCTCAAGACTTAACATGCCAGATTTTACGCCATCAACACAGCGCGTGGAATTTGATTTGAAGGCATACCTACGCGGATCAGAAAAAGAGCGTGCAGAGATTTACAAGATTTTATTTGAAATCGGTGCAATTACTATTGATGAAATTCGACAAATGGAGGACATGATCTCATGAAGCTGACAACACCAATGCAAATCACGGCGGCAGATTCGGATTCACGCACAATCACCGGGCGCATCGTTGCATTTAACGAGCATGCAAATGCATCAACAGGCAAGGTCGTATTTGCACGCGGATCAATCCAGCCACAAGATGTTTTTCTCAACCTTGAGCATGACAACACGCGCAGAATTGGGCGCAGCGTTGCCATGTCTGTGAACGACAAGGAAATGACAGCGACATTTAAAATCGCGAACACCACAGCTGGAACCGATGCGCTTACTGAGGCAATGGAAGGTTTACGCGATGGATTTTCCATTGAATTAGCCGTGGACAATTACGAAATGCAAAAAGATGGCACAATGAAAGTTTTGAATGGCGAACTCACAGCTGTCGCATTGGTTACTGAGCCGGCTGTTCGATCAGCTCGCGTGTCAGAGGTAGCCGCATCACAAGATTCTGAAACTGATCAAGTTACAGAGACAACAAACCCAAATGAAGGAGACAAAGTGGAAAACACTACCGAACAAGCCGCTCCTGCCGTTGAACCGGTAGCAGCTCCAGAAGTCGCACCTGTTCAGGCATCGCGCCCAGCTTATTACACAGCACCACGATCACCGATTGTGGACAAGGTTTCTTACCTTGAGCATTACCTACGCGCAAGCGTTTTACATGATGAGGATTCTCGTCAGTATGTCAAGGCAGCTGATAACACAACATCAACCGCACCCGGCATGATCCCAACACCACAAAGCACACAGGTGATCAATGCACTTGCAAATGCTGATCGTGGTTGCATCGATGGCATTAGCCGTGAAACATTAGTTGCAGAAGGCATGACATTTGAGTTGCCTAAGGTAACGGCTGTTCCAAGCGTTGATGCAATTGCAGAAAATGGCGCAATCACAGAATCATCACTTTCAGCAACATTTTTGTCAGTTTCAGTACAGCCATTCAAAGGCCGTGCAATTTCAACAGTCGAATTGATCGACCGCAGCCGTCCGGAATACTTGACAGCACTATTGCAGAATCTTGAATTTGCTTATGCAAAAGAGACTGATGAATACGCACTTGCAGCAATGCAAGCGGCAGTAAGTACCACAACAGCACAAACAGCAAATTCAGCAACCGGATTCCTCGGATACACATCAAAGGCGGCCGCAGCTGTTTATGGCGCATCACTTGGTTTTGCTCGCTCATTGATTGTTTCACCAACACAATGGGGCAACATCATGGGCTACAACGACAATGGAGCACCGCTATACAATGCGGCGCAACCTAGCAATGCGGCCGGAAATGTTCGCGGAGATTCATTGCGTGGTGTAGTTTCACCGGGCTTGAATCTTTATGTTTCACGCTCATTTGGTAACGCTGGCACAACAACAGCTGACGGCGATTCATCAATGGTCGTTGTAAACCCAGATTCATACACATGGTACGAATCTCCACGCTTTACGCTACGCAGCAACATCAACAGCGATGGAACAATTGACATCCTGTACTACGGCTACGGCGCACTAGCTGCCAAAGTCGCAAATGGTGCACAATTTAACAACCTCCCATAAATCACTATCGGTAGTGGTCGCTCCCGAACACTACTGACACGAAAGGAACCGAGATGCCAGCAATAGTTACAGCCTCACAGCTGAGAGCAATTCTTGGTGTCTCGGTTTCTTTGTATAGTGATGCTCAATTGGATTCGATTATAGATTCCGCCGAGCAAACGATTTTGCCTTTACTTACGCAATACCAATCATCGGTGACTTTTGCCAATGTGAGTGATTCCGTCATTTATTTCACCACAATGCGGCCAAATTACTTTGTGCCGGGTCAGTCTGTTGTAGTCACCGGGGCCGGAACTTATAACGCGACCTATACAGTCACCGATGATCGGATTGAGCCTTACACTTTTACAGCTGCAACAGTCGCAGCTGATCGAACTTATCCGCTGCCATTTATTCCAGCGGCCACAGCAACATTGAGCGGCTCATCGGCCGCGCAGCTTTACGCAGCAACACCACCGGTGGAAAACGCCATTTTGGTTGTGTCGGTTGAGATTTTTCAGAGCATTACAGCTCCCGGCAATCAAATCATGTCAGACACATTCCAGCCGCAACCATTCATTTTAGGCCGCAGCTTAACCAATCGTGTAATCGGTCTTTTGGGGCCATTCTTAGATGTTGAAACGATGGCGCAATGACAATCGAATCCCAAATCCGCACGCCGTTGAAAAACGCGCTTTCGACCATTGCTGCCAATGTGTACAACGGCATCCCGGAGACAATGACATCACCAAGCATTTGTTTGATCCCGGATGCGCCGTATTTGGAAAGTGTTTTGATCAATGGAAACACTACAAAAGTTAAAATCAATTTGACTGTGACAGGCGTTGTCGGCTATTCAAACAATGCCGCAGCTTTAGACAATCTTGAACAATTGATGATCAGCATCATCAGCACAATGCCAGATGGCTACGAAGTCGGCAATGTGAATCAACCACAACCATTGGAAGTCGGTGCCGGTAAATACCTTACGGCCGATTTACAAATAAGCACCTACTACACCAACTAAGGAGAAACAAAGTGAGTACTGTTATCATTACCGGCAGAGATGTCTCATTTACGCTTGATACAAAGGCGTACGATGCACAGACAACATCGGCCACACTTTCAGCTGAAACAATCATTGAAACTTATCAAACATTAGACGGCCGCGCTTATAAGTCGGTCGATAAGCAATGGACATTCACCATTGAACTTTTGCAGGACTGGGGTTCAACAGCTGCGCAAGGTTCATTGTTTGAAAACATGTGGACAAACGCTGAGCAGAATCCAAACTCAACTGTTGCTGTTTCATTTACAGCTGTGACAGGTGCGGTTTTCACATTCAATGTGTTGCCAATTTTCCCAACAGCCGGTGGTGCAGCTCCAGGCGCATTGACTGATACATGGGCATTGACAGTCGTTGGACAGCCAACAGAAACATTCAGCTAAGAAAACGAATCGGGAGCACAAATGAAACTACCAATTACAATTGAATACGCATCGGGTGACAGCGCGATTCATGTCGCGTTGCCGCCTGAGTGGATGAAATGGGAACAGAAAACTGGAAACACCATTCAGCAAGTTTCTGAGAAATTGGGAATTGCTGATCTCATGTTTTTGGCGTATCACGCAATGAAGCGCGAATCGGCTGGCAAGCCGGTCAAGGCATTTGATGTGTGGTGCGAGACAGTTACCGACATCAATGTTGGGGAGACTGATACCCCAAAAGCTATAAGCACGGAAGTCTGAATCGAGCACTTTGGGAGTTAGCAATAGCGACCGGATTGCCCAAATCAGAATTTCAGACTTTTGAGGACATAACTACAGCAATTGAGATTTTGGAGAGGCAAAATGGAAACTGAGGCAATCACCTATGATAAGAGTGATTTGCGCGGAATCATCAAAGCCTTTAAAGCGATGGATGATGCAGCTGTCGGACAGGCAAAAGCTGTTTCCAATGGACTGGCCACTTATGTGCAATCCAAAATCATTTCGGCTGCCAGCGGTCGGCCAAATCAAGCTGCATCCCGGATCGCTCAAGGATCGCGCGTAAGCAAATCATCCAAAATTGGTGAATTGTCATTTGGTTTTGTATCGCAAAAATTCAGCGGTGGCGGTACGACTCAACAGCTTTGGGGCGGTTACGAATTCGGATCAAACAAATTCAAGCAATTCCCGGTGTGGTCTGGAAGTGGGCCAAAAGGCGGATCGCTGGGATACTTTATTTATCCAACACTAAGAGCCGAACAGCCGGCAATCATTGCCCAATGGGAAGATGCATTTTCTAAGATTTTGAAGGAGTGGTGATGGCCGGTCAATCAAGAACGCTGAAGTTATCGATTTTAGCCGATGTCGATCAGCTCAGAAAAAATCTTAAAGAAGGCGAAAACAATGTTGAAGGTTTTGGCGGAAAACTAGACGGATTTGCCGGCAAGGCCAAAGCTGCATTTGCTGTCGCTGGAGTGGCAGCCGCCGCCTACGCTGGAAAACTTTTGGTCGATGGCGTTAAAGCTGCCATTGAGGATGAAGCTGCACAGGTACGACTTGCCAATGCTTTGAGAAACACAGTCGGAGCAACTGAGGCCAACATTAAAGCCGCTGAGGATTACATTTTAAAGCAATCTTTGGCCACCGGTGTGGCCGATGATGAATTGCGCCCAGCTTTAGAAAGACTGACACGATCCACAAAAGACATTGGGGAAGCTCAAAAGCTCACAAATCTTGCGCTTGACATTGCGGCGGCAAAAAACATTTCAGTCGAAACAGCTGCAAATGCATTGGCCAAAGCCAACGATGGGCAGACTGGAGCACTTAAAAAACTTGGCATTACTCTCGGAGACAACGCCAACAATCTTGCCGAATACAACAAAGTTCAAAAGGCATTGGCTAAGGCTCAGGATGAAGCCAATTTTGCTCTTGAAAACTATGGTCCAAAATCAAAAGAGTATCAAAAGGCAAGCGATAGAGTCAGAGAAGCTACTGAAAAAGTCAATTTTGTTGCACAATCAGGCATTGACATTTTTGGTGAGTTGGGCAAGGAATTTGCTGGAGCAGCTGCCGAATCGGCCAATACCTTTCAAGGCAAGATGGATCGTTTAAAGATCGCATTTGATGAAACAAAAGAGACTGTGGGTGCATTTATTCTTGATGCAATCACTCCATTGTTGGGATTTGTTACCGATAAAATTGTTCCAGCGGTTGAATCGTTTATCGGGGCGATGGGCGGTAAAGAAGGATTAGGCGAGGCTTTCAAAGGTGTGTCAGATTTTGCCAAAGTAATTTTCACACCGGTCATTGCTGCATTGAAAGATGCATTTGATAAAATTAAAAAGGTTGTCATGGACAACAAAGATGAGTTTGATGCTTTGTTTAAATTTTTGAAAAACTTTGTTGCACCATTTTTGGGCGGTGCGTTGAAAATCGCAATTGATGGTTTTTCCGATGCCTTAGGACTTGCCTTGACTATTGTTGGCAAATTGATTTCAGGATTTGAAAAGATTATTGATCTTGGTCGCAAGGTAAAGGACACATTGGGCAAGATTCCGGGGCTTGGTTTTCTAGGTAGCAGTCAATCATCATTGCCACAAAATAACAGCAATTTAGTCGCTCCAGCTGGTCGAATGAATAGCCCAACTGTGAACATTAATGTGACAGGTGCAATTGACCCAATCGGCGTTGCCCGACAAATTGCCAATGTGCTCAACACAGAGGCCACACTCAGCGGCACATTTAACAATTTGGGCATTTCACGATTGGTTGCCTCAACATGACATGGGTTCCCAACCCAACTGTGACCATCGATGGCGTTGATTTCACAGGTGAGTCTTTGTGGAATGTTTCGGTGTCTTTTGGTCGCACGACTGTCTGGGAGCAATCGCGTGCAGGTTATGCAACGATCAACATTTTGAACGCTAACAATCAGGATTTTGGATTCGACATGAATCACAGCGTTGTCATAACTGTGGAGAATTCAGCCGGCACGCCAATCACATTGTTCACAGGCAAAATCTCAAATGTTTCAAACAGCGTGCAATCTGCTGGCACAAATGCGGTTGTGGCAATTCAAACAATTTCAGCACTTTCGACATTTGCACAAATGGCACGAAAGGTCATTGGCGATTCCAATTGGCCAAAAGAATTTGATGATGATCGCATGACTCGCATTTTTACCGATGCTGGAGTCACCATTGATTCTGTGGACACGCCGCCGGTTTATGAATTTACGGCAAGATCAGCCAGCCCATCGGATGCTTATTCTTTGGCATCGACTTACGCGACTCAGGCATTTGGTTACATTTACGAAACCCCGACAGGTAGCGTTGGATTTGCCAATGAATCGCGCCGTTTTCTAGCTGTTGGCACATCGGGCTATTTATTGATTCCGACCGATTACATTTTGACAAATGGTTTATCCAGCCAAAAAACCTTGTCCGACATCATGAATTCAATCATTTTGAGCTATAAAACCAACGCGCAAAAAACAGCCGAGGATGCCACATCTATTGCCACTTATACCCGGGTCGCAGGATCGGTCACGACTGAATTGGAAACTGGCACCGATGCTCAGGTTCAAGCCGATCGCTACATTACGCTCAGAGCTTATCCGCGCACATCGTTGTCATCATTTACGATCCAGCTTGATTCACCCAATGTGACAAGCGGCGATTTAGACGAATTGCTGACCATTTCGATGGACACGGCAATTGAAATCACCGATCTGCCATTGGCGGTCAAAAACACGACTTATTTTGGCTTTGTTGAAGGCTGGAATTTTAGCTTCAACAATGTTCAAATGAGCTTAACTTTTGACAGCTCGGATGTGGCCTATTCAGTCACCCCAACACGCTGGCAGGATGTTGATCCGGCATTGACATGGAATGATGTTGATCCGGCTGTAACATGGGACACATTCGATGATTTTTATTGAGAGGATGAATTATGGCCAACACGCCAAATTATAATTGGACTACGCCGGATAACACGGGTTATGTCAAAAATGGTGCGCTTGACATGAGAACGCTTGGCAATGAAATTGACTCAACCACTTATTCAATCCAACTAACTGTGAATGCAATCATTCATCCATTTCTACTCATGGGGGCATAAAAATGGCCACAATTTACAAAATACTCGGGCAAGCTGCTCCAGCGGCAACCACGGAAACTGATCTTTACACAGTACCGGCATCGACAAGCGCAATCATTTCAACGCTTGTCGTGACAAATAGATCAACCACGGCGGCTGCGACATTTAGACTTTCAACTAGTGCTGCCGGTGCTGCAACAGCTACAAAAGACTACATAGCCTATGACATCACAATTGCACCAAGCGGAATTGTTGCCTTAACTTTTGGAGTTACTTTGGCTACAACTGACAAAATTAGAGTTTATGCATCAACGGCAAATCTTTCATTTAACGCTTATGGAACGGAAATTTCATAATGGGATTTACAGCGATTCCGGGTGGAGACATCTGGCTACAAATTGGCACTACTCAGACACCGACTAGCGGATCATCTGTTTCATTTACAAGTATTCCGCCAGTCAAGAAACTGCGCATCCTAGTCAATAGCGTTGTGCAAACAGCATCTAGTCGCATGGTTTTAGTGTTTAACAATGACACATCTGCGAGTTATAGTTACGCATGGAACGGCGTAGTCGCTCAGATTACTGCTTCATTTTCTAACCTTGGAGAAGTTCGCCTAGGTCGGGCAGGTGGAACAAACATTCTTGCAGACCTTGAATTAGATTACGCTAATCAGGCATGTCCAAAGTTGATCCAAGGTATGGCAGACAACAAAGCTGCTAATGGTGACACCATGAACCAAATTTGGGGCAACTACAATTCGACTACATCAATTAATCGAATCGATGTAATCAGTTCAACATCAACCTTTTCAGCTGCCAACACAGGCACTATTGCAATCTATGGAGCGTTTTAATGCCTACCGAAACTAGACCAACGACAACTGAAGTGAATTGCGAAACGGGTGAAGTGATAATTCGTCCAATGACAGATGCCGAATACGCATCGTATTTAGTAGTTCAAAGTCAAGATCAAATAGACGATGAGTGATTTTCCAAAAGGCACATTGCCTAGAATGATTCAGGTTGCATTGGCCGAAGTTGGCACAGCTGAAACAGGCAACAATGAAACAAAGTACGGCAAATTTATGAAGGCCGATAAGCTGCCATGGTGCGGATCATTTTTGAATTGGTGCGCTCATCAAGCCGGAGTCAAGGTGCCAAATGTTGTGAGCACTCGCGCTGGAGCTGAGGCATTTAAGAAAAACAAACAATGGCATGAAACACCAAAGATTGGTGATTTTGTGTTTTTTGATTTTATTGTCGATGACAAAACGACCATTAACCACATTGGATTGGTAATCCGAGTATCGGACAAACAGATTGTGACCATTGAAGGAAACACATCCGGGGCTGGAGATCAGCGCAATGGTGGAGAAGTCATGGTGAAATCAAGAACTTTGGGAGCACGCTCATTTGTTGTCGGTTATGGCCGGCCAGCTTATGAGTCATTTTCCGGTGATTTACCGGATCGACCAACAGGAGGAAAATAAATGGAGCAAGCAAAAGCAATTTTGGCATCATGGTTGCGCTCGTATTTGGCCGCAGCTTTGGCCGTGTACATGGCAGGTGGCGACATCAAGCAAATGGCAATGGGTGGCGTGGCCGCTGTCGTGCCGGTCATTTTGCGCTGGCTGAATCCAGCTGATACAGCTTTCGGATCAACGGGGAAATGATTCCGAAACTACTCGTGGCGGGCTTGACTTTGATCCTTTCAACAAGCCTTGCCGCGTGTGGTTACGATGGATGGGTTCGCTATCCATGCCAATTGCACGAAAATTGGGAAAACAAAGAATGTCAAAAACCCCAATGCAAGGTCACAGGTACATGCACGGAGGATTTGATAGGCGATGGGTTCAAAAAGTAAAGACAGATTAAGTCAAGAGGAAATCAAAGCGCGATTGATGTTTTTGATCGGGGCGGTTTTGTCATTTGTTTTTCTCATTGTGACTTTGGGCATCACTTATGCGTTGATTTTTGTTACACAGCCAATTGGCAATCAAGCTCCTAATGATGCAGCTTTCATCGATCTGCTTAAGACTTTGGCGATTTTTCTCACCGGGTCATTGGGTGGGGTTTTAGCATCCAACGGCCTCAAAGACAAAACAAAATCAGAATACGAAAAAACAATTGAACGCCGTTTAGGCGGTAGCGACACGCCGTAATTTAAGCGTGATTCTTGCATTTGTCAGCGTATTGCCTCACTCTATTGGTGGGAGCGAAGCACAGTAGTTCCCGAATCGGGAGCAATACAATGAACGAAGCATCAATTGTGATCACATGTTTGATCGCTGGAGCCTTATGGGCTGTCATGTCTTATTCGGTGGGATTTAAAGAAGGCGAAAGACAAGGCTATACACGCGGCCGAGCCGTTGCGCGCCATGCTGTCTCAGCTGATCGAAAGGCCAAATGATGGCTTTCATGGACAACTACGAAGGCAACAAAGAGCGCACGGATCGTTGGCTGCGCACATTTCCCAATGGGAGGCTTGAAGCTCACATCATCGAATTTAATGCTGAAAAAGGCTATGTGCTAGTACAGGCGAAAGCATGGAGAAGCCAGACAGAAAACGAGCCAGCCGGAATTGATTTTGCATTTGGCTATCGTGAGGCTTATCCGGAAAAAATGCGCCGTTGGATGGTTGAGGACACATGCACCTCAGCTTTGATGCGTGTGATGGCCTTGGTCATGGGTGGCACGGAAAAGGCAACAAAAGAGACAATGGAAATTGTCAATGCTGCCGATGTTTATGACCCATGGGCAACAAAGCATGGCGATGTCCCCAGCTATAAAACAGCGGCCGAAGCTGAATTGTCAGGCACGCCATCATTCGGATCATCGGATGATTCATGGTCAGCCGATGCGATTCCAGGCTGTTCACATGGCGCAATGCGTTGGAATCAAAGCAAGCCGGAAGCACCAAAATCATGGGGTGGCTATTTCTGCACAGAAAAAGTCAAAGAAAAGCAATGCACGCCGCGATGGTATGTATTGCGCTCGACTGGAAAATGGGAGCCACAGGTATGAGCGACTTTGTCGAAATTATCTATCCACAGGAAATGAAAGCTCGATTGATGTGCAATGGCGAAATCGTTGAGGAATACAAAATCGAGCAATGCGACAAATGCTCACAGCTGAGGCGATTGGATCATTTCGGCTACCAAAAAGGCTATGACAAGCAAGAAAACATCATTTGGTTTTGCGGTGATTGCCGATGATAGATCGCATTGAGGAGGTGCAATGCATGATCGCAGCAATTCAACATTGCCATGATCGATCAGCTGATCACAGCTCACGCATCCAGCGCAACCTGTCATGGTTTGAGTATGTTGCACAAAACGCTGAATCCATGGTGTCTGAATGGGTAGTGGCAAAACGATTGGGCTATGAATACACACCGGGCATCACATGGGATAAATCAAAGGCCGATGTGGGAGATCACATCGAAGTCAAATGGTCTGCCAACCCGGCCAGCAATCTATGGATTCAGGAGTCGGATCGTCATGATCGGGATGTTGCTGTCTTAGTTACAGGCAGCTCACCAAAGATGCACATTGTTGGCTGGATTCCGGTTGTCATGGCTAAGAAACCACGCTACCGAAACGCAGCTCAAAACAATTGGACTGTGCCCCAAATCAATCTGCAACCCATCGAGACTTTACAAAGGAGCAATTATGCACATTCTGTCATTTGATTGTTCGATCTGCTCAAAGCTGTATGGAAAGCCAAAGCAACGCCATGGCCTCAAGAAAGGTGCAGAATTGACAGCACATGAATGGTTTGCACAATGCATGAGCTGTGGCACATTTGGGATCAAGATTGTTGATGATGCAAGAATCAAGGAGTTATCAGATGGCTTACTATGAATTTAAATGCTCGGTGTGCAACACAACCTATGGCATCAATCGTGACATCAATGCCGATGGTGATGTAGCTGCTCCCAATTGCAGCAAATGTGGGCTTACCATGGAGCGCATTTACAGCATTACAGGCATTACCTTCAAAGGTACTGGGTGGGGTAAAGATGCATAAGTTATCCACAGGCGTTATGCACAGGCTGTTGGAAACGCCCAACAGCACGCTCAAACTTGACCGGTATTTGCGTGCATCGGTACGCTCCATGCTCGTGGGCGAGCCGCTGTGGCGGATAGCTCGCAAGCGATGCTTGGTGCTATTGGCCGCGCTATGTCTTGCTAGCGCAACACCGGCACAGGCCACACAAGATGCAACAAAGAAACCATCAATAGATTCATTGAAGCTTTATGCACATTCAAGGATTGTGAACTACAAACAATTTCAATGTTTCAACATGCTGATCACTAAGGAAAGCAATTGGCGTGTGGAGGCCATCAATCCAAATGGCAATCACTTTGGGCTTGCTCAGATGCGTAACACTAAGTATCGAAACCTTGATGGCTTTCGCATGATTGATTGGTCATTGCGATACATAGCTCATAGATACTCAGGCTCCAGCTGTCAAGCTTACGCACATTGGCAGAAGCATGGGTGGCATTGATGTCTAAGGCATGGAAAGGTGGATCAACTAATCGATGGCGTAAGCTGCGCGAGATGGTACTCAAGCGCGATGGTTGCTGTCAGCAATGTGGTCAGACAGAAGGCTCCATGCACATTGACCATGTAATTCCAAAGAGGCTCAACGGGCCGGATGAACTGTGGAATCTCAGACAATTGTGTGAATCGTGCAATTTAAAAAAAGGAGGTCGATTTTTTGAAATCAAAACGACAC